CAAGTGGTCAGCAAGGCACTGGGAATATTGATGTTACATGTATTGTTTCATTGGTAAACATTGTTCTTGATTTAGATTAGGATAAAAGAATATGATAAAAGAAAAAACATTTAAAGGTTCATTGAATATAGGTGAAAAAATAGTATCAATAGATACAAACTATAATTGGGCTGCAATAGAAATAGAAACAGAAAAAAAAATGAGAATAGAATCATTGTTGCCTGATGATTATATAGTTAAAGCAGGAGAAAATAAAATACTGGTTGTTAAATTTA